TTCGGAAGCCGCGCCCACGGAGGCCTTGGTCCAAAGCCGATCGTGGTCAACTCGACCGCCTGGAACCACTCGATTTCGTAGTCCGTGTCTTGCCCGCAAAACGGACACGGTGCCGCCTTGAACTTGCATGTCACAATGTTCCCTCCCCAACGTCAGAAACCTCCGCCCTTGCCCGCATCCCCATCACGCGCGCTCCGATCTTGATGAACACCATTCCGAGCCAGACCCGGAAGCGGAAGCGCCTCGTGATATGAACGTTCATTGTGATTGTCGCCGGTGGCGGCTTTGTTAGGTTCACATCCATTGTTCCGAGATTAGAAGGCATCGTTTCCCTCCCCGTTTTCTACATCGTCCGGGTCGTCTATCCACGGGTCGTCGGCGGGGTCGTTCGTCAGGAGCCAAACCACCGAGGCGATGCCGACGGCATAGAGAAGGATGATGGCGAGTTGGGTCATCATTCCTCGTCCTCCTCCTCGTCAGGCTCGGCATCCTCTTCATCCTCATCCTCTTCGTCGTCCCCTTCCTCGTCCTCGTCCTTCTTGAACTGCGGCGGGATGAGGGACGATAGGTCTGGACCTTCTTGCTCGAGGCGCTCGAGGATCTCTTCCACCGTCACAGCCTCGGCCAGCATCCCGCGCCGCTTCATCTCCTGTAGGAACGTCTCGTTGTCGAGGTCGCCGGCGCGCCTCGCCGCGCTCAAGATCTGCATGTCCTCCGACTTGCCGAATACCGCCGTGAACTCGGAGAAGACGTCCACGCTGAAGGTCTCCGGCAACTCAAGCTTGACCCATTTCGCGGCCATAGCGAAAGCGTCCTCGAGCGCACCCTCGAGCGCCCGAATCCACATCTGCACCGCGGACTGACTCTTGCTCTCGTCAATCGCCCGACCCGTCGCCGTGGGCGTGCCGGAGTTCTCGACGTAGGGCTCCATCGCGAGGTAGCGCATCCGGGCCTCGAGGCGGTCGAGTTCCTCACGGCCTGCGCCGAGCGCCTGGCCGGTGTGCTCGGCGGTCTTGAGCCAGTGCGCCGGGTCGCCGAGACAGAGCAGCCGCCCCGACCCGATGGTGAGCGACTTGACCTCCTCGAGTTTCTGCGAGGTGACCCAGAACGGGGCCATGTTGACGTGGAGGCAGTGGCCGAAGTCGCTGTTTCGCTGCCAATGCTCGATGTTGAGGTCGGCGAGACCCCACAGGGGCGGCTTCGCGGTCATGAAGCCGGTGCGGTTGGTGTAGAACGACACGAGCGGGACGGCACCGAAGGAGTGCTTGTCCCCGCCCTCTTGCGCCCAGACCCCATCATCCCCCTTCCGCCAGACCTCGTAATTGTTCTCCCGATAGACCCGGACGCGCTCGACGGTCTTCTCCCCCCAGTCGCCATCCTCCTCGACGCCGGTCTCCTTCAGCCGCACCTCGGTTAACACCGTCTGCCCGTTCGATGTCCTCCGCGTCTTCCACGCAATGACGTCGGTCGGCTTGTAGTGGACCACGGCCGGGCGGAGTTCGAGCGCCTGCTCTTCCCCGGCCGATTGCCCGCCGCCCGTCGCAGCGAAGTCAACGAGCATGTGGGTAACGCCGTAGTTGCAGCCGGCGTCGAAGACCTCGCGGGCGAACACCGTCAAGTTCCGCCCGCAGAGGTCCATGTTCGACATCATCGGGGCGAGTTTCTCGGGCAGTTCCTCGCCGAGGTTGACCGGCTTCGAGAACGGCTTGGTGGAGAGCTTGACAATGGCGTCGTCGTAGTAGGGGGTCAGGAACGAGCGGTCCCGGCGGTAGATCCAGGAAATATCCTCTTCCTTCGCGTGCTGCGGGAGGTAGGTCCGGCCCTCCGCCCGGAGCGATGCGGTTGTTCCGCGTAGTGCGTCGATCTGTTCCCAGTAGTCCGACAGCATCGTGTCGTAGGCAAGGCTCGTGGTCGCCGCTTTGAGGTCGCCGTTGCTCATCCGAAGAAGACCTCCGAGGTTGCCACCGGCCGGCCGCCAACCGGATGCTCTTTGAAGACGTAGTAACCAAGCGCGTCGGTCAGGTGGGTGAACTCGCTTCCGGGTCCACTCTTCGGCTTGTGTAGTTCGCCGCTTCCCCCCTCGAGAAGTTGCACGCTCTCGAAGTCCTCGGCGACGTGCGCCGCGTTGACGGGATCAACGAGGAGGTGGATCTTTTCGTCGGCGGTCATCAGGCGGGCATTCAGCGCGTTGACCCTGGCACGCTCGCGTGGGTTGCCCTGGGGAACGTAGAAGCGCAGTCGATCTTTGAACGTGGGCCGAAGCGTGTTCTCCACGAGCACCCAGTCCGACCCCTCGACTTTGGCCGACCCGCCGGTCCCGCCGGTCGCGTCCCCATAGCAAAGGACAAGTCCCTCGTGGTGTCCCCAGTCCTGTGCCAACCGCCTGCACACGGCCGGGGTAACCGAATCTCGCGGGATGTAAACCTCGCCGATTACCGCCGTCACGGCCTCGGCATACTCATCGCCGAGCCCCTCTACCAGCAACTCCTGCACGACGACAGCAACGCCAGGAGCGCGGTTGAAGTCGAAGCAGAATATCAGCGTCTTGGCTGGATCATACTCGACGGGCTGACAGTGCTTCCGCCTGTCGAACGGGTAGTAGGCCCGCCCCTGGTATGTGTCCCATGACGCCTCATATTCCTGGGCGTAGGTGAGCGGGTCCATCTCACCCTTAGCCGCGGCAATCTCTTCCGGATCAAGAATGTCTTCCGAGAGCCAGTGAAACGCCGCCCAGTCCTCGAGCGTGGACGCCCCGTCATACAGGCGCTTGAAGTGGGGGGCGGCCCGAGGAATGCCGATGAACCACGCCCAACCCGGCCGACCCGGAGTGGATAGCGCCGGGCGAACGTGCCGCGTCCATGCGTCCGGCTTCATCTCGCTGTATTCGTCGAGGATGATGCCGTCGAGCGGGTGGCCCTCGATGCGCTGCGGCTTGTCCATGCCCGCCACGCGGATTGTGGTGCCCGTCACGAGGCGCACGGTGAGGTCCGACTCACGGATCGCCGCGATGAACTGCGGGGGCGTCAGAGCCTTGAGATCGTCCCAGTAGATGTCTTTCGCCTGCTGGTGCGTGGGGGCGGCAGCAGCGTAGAAGCCGTCGAGGAACTCCGAGCGCTCGTGGTGGGTCGTTGCCCGCTCCACCAAGAACCGCTTGGCTATCTCGGTCTTCCCTGAGCGCCTGCCCGCGCCCGTGACTCGGAAGCGCTCCTTTGCCGTCCAGAGACGGGCCTGCTCGGGGTGGTAGCGGAGAGAGTACCAGCGGGGGGTCGGAGGGGGCTTGCGCTTCGCCTTCGCGCTCATTCGGCCCCCTCCGGGACGCTGCCGCGCATCCCCGACGAGGCGTCGCGGATGGCCTTGGCGATGGCCTCTGGCGCGGCTTCTGAGTGAATGTGGAGCGCCGGCTTGTCGCCGTAGACCTCGGGCCGGTGGCACTTGAGCAGGAAGATGGCGAGGGTGTCGGAGTGCTTGATGCCGGCGTCGGTCGGGGTTCCGTTGGTCGCCCGGTCGAAGCACGCCTCGGCCAGCCGATCGACGGACAAGTCGATGGCCGCATCCCACTCCTCGGCGAAGTCGGGGTGCTTGGCGCGGTAGGCATAGGCTCGCTGGCGGCTGACGCTGGCGGCGGAGCAGGCCGCGGAGACGTTCGGACCGTCTCGGAGGCGAGTCAGGAAGGGCTGCGTCCATGCCGGACGGGCTTTTGGTGTCAACCCCCTTGACCCGTTCCCGTTTCCTGCCATACTTGCCCCTGCAACCTCGGAGGACCTACCAAGTCCGGGGGTCACCCCGGCGGTCAGTTCCTTCCGTTGTTGTCCGCTAAGCCCCTCGAGCTTGTCCCTCGGGGGGCACTTTTTGTACTGCGCAGCGTAACGCAAGATGCGTATCACGCCATCTGCTGCAGCATCCGAAACCCGACCGTCAGGCGCTTGTCGAACCCCTGCCCCCAGATGTTCCGCTCCTCGAGCGGCTCCTCGTAGGTGGGCTCGAGCGCCGGATCCCGCTGGCTGCGCCGGATGATCTCCGCCGCCCAGGCGTCGAGGTCCGGAATCACGAACGCCGTCCGCGGCCTGCCCCGTCCCTCTCCGCGAATCCGCACCCGCTTCGGTTCCCACACCTGGATGTAATTCCAGACCGTACGACGGCTTACGCCGAAGATCCGGCTCAGGTCCGCGATCGTGTAGGTGTCCCGGTTCCCGTCCATCCGTCTGTTGTCCGCTAATTTCGTGCAACGATTGACCACGTATCCTAAGTGTAGCAATCATCCCGCCTGTATACAAGACACCGTCTTTTAGATTTCCTGCCTGACTGCTACAATTGATACAGTGCATCCAC